GGGATGCTGGTGCTGACGCTCTCGGACGGCATCGTGTGGCGACTCAATAACAACTTAACGACATGGACTGACAACAACCTCACCACAAGCCTCGACGGCGGGAATTTTTGAGCATGAGCAACACTATCCGCATTAAGAGACGCAACGCAGCCGGTGCGGCAGGCGCTCCCGCTAGTCTTCAGCAGGCAGAACTTGCATTCAACGAAGCCGACTCGACGCTCTACGTGGGCGTCGGCACTGGTGGCGCTGGCGGGTCAGCTACGACGATTCAGGCAATTGGCGGCAGTGGCACCTTCGCCACCAAGAGCTACGTGACGTCTGCGGTGTCTGCGGTGGATGTTTCGTCGCAGCTCTCAAGCTATCTGACCACATCCGCCGCTGCATCGACGTACCTTTCACAAGCGACGGCGGCCAGCACATACGCAACGCAGAGCAGCGTAAGCACGGCAATCTCAAACGTAATCAATGCGGCACCGGCTGCTCTCGACACGCTCAAGGAACTGGCTGACGCTCTCGGTTCCGATGCTGAGTTTTCCACGACCGTCACAGCGTCCCTCTCTGGCAAGATGGCAAAAGCAAGCAACTTGTCGGATGTGGTCGATGTTTCGGCGGCTCGCACGAATCTCGGGCTCGGCACAATGGCAGTCCAGGCGGCGAGCAACGTGGCGATCACTGGTGGCTCGGTTGCAGGCATCGACTTGAACGGCGGGACGTTCTGACGTGTCAAACACCGTACGCATCCTCCGAAGCACCACGGCAGGCAACGTGCCGTCCTCGCTCGTCAGCGGCCAGATCGCTGTCAACGAGGCAGACGGCAAACTGTTCTACAGGGCAGTCAACGGAACCGTCACGCAGTTTGCGTCTGGTGGTGGATCGTCACTGTCAGTGCATGCGAGCGCGTCGGCGTTCCCCGCGACTGGGTCAGAAACGACGCTGTACCTAGACGAGAGTAACTCTCGGATATTCCAGTGGGAATCGCCCTTCTACGTGGAGGTCGGCGTCTCGGGTGGTGGTGGCAGTGCGGCGGTAGATAACTCAATACATCCGTTTTTGCTGATGGGAGGCTGACGTATGCCACAGGCTCACAAAGTTCTCGGGCAATCCAATCCGGCAGCCACTACGCTGACAACGCTCTACACGGTGCCATCGGCAACGCAGGCAGTCGTCAGCACTATCACGATCTGCAATCTTGCCAGCAGTGCCACGACCTACCGGATCGCCGTGCGGTCTGCTGGTGCGTCAATCGCCAACCAGCACTACGTTGCCTATGACGCTGCCCTGCCAGCGAACGACACGGCAACTCTCACGCTGGGCGTGACGCTGGCGGCGACCGATGTGATCTCGGTCTACGCCGCTTCGGCTAACGTCGCGTTCTCAGCGTTCGGCGTGGAGATCACATGACCATTGGCGCTGCCTCGTCATCGCTCATCAGTGGCTCGCGGCTGCGGTCTGAAATCAGCCGCGAGGTGCGTGTGCTTGTTGTCGCTGGTGGCGGTGGTGCCGGTCGAGGCGTGCCCGGTGGAAATCCAACGTACCGTGGCGGCCCCGGCGGGGCGGGCGGTTTTCTGGAAGTGCTTTCTGTGCTGGTAAATTTAGGCACCGAATACTCTGTCACTGTCGGTGCAGGTGGGGCGGCTAACGGCACAGCGTTGCAGCAAGGCGTGAACGGCGGGCGTAGTGCGTTTGGTCAGATATACGCCTACGGTGGTGGTGGTGGAGGAGCTAATTCCGCCACGTCAGGCGGCAGCACTCCGTCTGCGTGGAATAGCGGCATGGGCATTGCCGGTGGTTCGGGCGGCGGCGCGGGTGCGCAAGCGAACGCATTTGGAACAGGTGGCGCAGCACTGTTCGGTCAAGGCAACGCTGGTGGGGGATCATTTTTTAACTCCACCGGTCCCGTCTACAACGTAGGTGGTGGTGGTGGCGCAGGTGGCCCCGGCGGCGCGGCGTCAAGCGGGGGACACGGTGCCGCCGGTGCTGGCAGCGTGTCTTCGCTAAACGGTGAAACGTATTCTGCGGGGGGTGGTGCATCGACTGGCGCGGGGGCAGCTAATTCCGGCCGAGGTGGTGGCTCGACAGTAACTGGTTTTGGAACCAATGGCGGATCTGGCGTCGTCGTCCTGCGGTTCTCCGCAACGCTCAACATCACGCTCTCTGCTGGCCTGAGTTCGACAATCACGTTTTCCGGCGGCGACGAGATCGTAACTATCACAGGGGGCACCGGCACGGTGACGTTCTCCTAATGGCTCACTACTGTTTTCTCAACGATCAGAACATCGTCACCGAGGTAATCGTCGGACGCGACGAAAACGAAGGCGTCGATTGGGGGAAGCACTACGCCGAGCTTCGCGGGCAACGGTGTCTGCGGACCAGCTATCACACGCAAGCAGGACAGCACCGCGACGGCGGCGCGCCGTTCCGGCTGAACTACGCTGGCATAGGCTACGAGTACCGAGAGGACATTGACGCCTTCGTGCCGCCTTGCCCAGGCGAGGGATGGGTGCTGGACGAGGAGACGGGAACGTGGGTGAAGGCATAGCCGGTCGCTGTGCTGCTCGTCGCCGTGACAATGCCAGCGATAGGAGCACTCTATGCCGACGTTTTCGCAGCTGCCCGGCGACCTGACTGTTGAATTTGTTGTAGCGGACGAACTCAACTTCACGCTTGACCTTGATGTGGATGTCACAGGCTACACGTTCACGGCTGGCGTCTACGTCGTCAGCACAAACGGGTTTTTCGGTGGCGGCGGCGGAACCGTGAACGCTGTTGGGGCTACTGCTATTACGCCGACGATCACGGTCGTCAACGCTGCCGCCGGCACGCTCGCATGGGGCGCGAGTGAAGCCCAGACGGTCACGCTGTCACCGGCAATCAAGTACCGGCATTTCGTGCGGTGGGTGACGCCTGCTGGCATTACTCGCACGGTTGTCAGCGGCGACTTCATCGCGAAGGCACCATGAGCGACATCACGGTCAACGTCACGAACGCAGGAGCCGCTAACGTCGCCGTATCAGGCGGATCGACGGTCAATGCGTCTGTTGGCAATGGCGGCACTGTCAAAGTCGATATTGGAACAATCTCGCCAGGTAATGCCACGGTCGTCTCTGGCACGCTGGCAATCAACAGCGTGACGACTCTCGCTGCTGGTTCGCAGGCGTACGTCAAGAACGACACCGGCACGGCATTCGCTGCGAAGCTAGACATCGGCATACCGGCTGGGCCAGCGGCTACAGTGAGCGTCGGCAGCACGACGACGCTGGAAAGCGGCAACGCCAGCGTGACGGGGACAACCAGCGGCAATAATCTCACTCTGGCGTTTGCGATCCCTCGCGGTGCTGCTGGTGTAAACGGCACCAATGGCACCAACGGCGTCACGCCCGCGATCACGGCCAGCGCCACTACGCTATCGGCTGGCAGCTCTGCCACCGTCACGGCCACACCCAGCGACGGCGGCTCAAAGGTCGCCCTGGCGTTCGGCATCCCGCGAGGGGCTGACGGTGCCGCTGGTGCTGGCGGCGGTGCATCGCTCTCGGACGCCACGCCCTCGGCTCTCGGCACAGCGTCGGCGGGCACTAGCTCGACTGCCAGCAGGAGCGATCACGTCCACACGCTTCCGTCACTCTTGACGCTGGGGGCGGCAGCGGCGAATCACAACCACCCATATGTAACAGGGCTCAACAATCTGACGGGCGAGTTGACGCTGGCGGCTGGCAATAACGTGTCGCTGACTGCCAGCGGATCGACCATCACGATTGCCGCAGACGACGACATCGACGGCGGGTGGTTTTACGGCACCAGCGGTCTGTCTCGGTCGATCACGATCACTTCGCCGCCGACGGGCCAGACGGCAAGCAGTGGGGCAGCGACGTTCGCCGTGACTGCGGTGGCAGAGCCGAGTGGGACGCTTTCGTACCAGTGGCAGAAGAGCGATTCGGCGGGTTTCGCTGCCACGCAGAGGACGCTTCCTACGAGCGCGAACTGGTACAGCGTTGCATACGGCAATGGCACGTTTGTCGCGGTGTCTACAGGAGGCGGTACCAACAGCATCGCAGCCACTAGCACAGATGGTATCACTTGGACGCAGCGGGCGATGCCAGTAGGAATTTGGTACAGCGTCACCTACGGAAACGGCACGTTCGTCGCCGTTTCCTCCGGTAGCCCAATCGCAGCCACAAGCACAGACGGTATCACTTGGACGCAGCGGACGCTGCCTGTTGACGCAACGTGGGCCAGCGTCACCTACGGTGGCAGCACTTTTGTCGCAGTGGCGTATGACACAGCGATCGCGGCGACGAGCGCAGACGGAATTACATGGACGCAGCGAACGCTGCCTGCGAGTGCAAACTGGCTCAGTGTCGCCTACGGTGGCGGCACATTCGTCGCAGTCGCTAACAGCTACAGTATCGCAGCGACTAGCACTGACGGCATCACATGGACGCAGAGGACACTGCCAGCGAGCGCGAACTGGCAAAGCGTCACGCATGGCAACGGCACGTTTGTCGCGATTGCTTTCGGCAACACGCCCGCTTACGCAGCCACTAGCCCTGACGGAATCACTTGGACGCAGCGGGCGATGCCTGTAGCCACAAGCTGGACTAGCGTCACCTATGGAGGCGGCACATTTGTCGCAGTAGCCGCCAGCGGCAACATCGCAGCGACAAGCACTGACGGCATCTCATGGACGCAGAGGACGCTGCCTGCAACCGCAAGCTGGCAGGCCGTCGCCTACGGCGGCAGCACGTTCGCCACTGTGGCGTACAACAGCAGCATCGCAGCGACGATCACACTCTCAGGTCAGTCTGATTTCGCCAACGTCTCCGGTGCGACATCATCCACGCTCGCCCTGACCGGCTTGACAAGTAACGCCGACAACCTCGACCGCTTCCGCGTGGTCGTGTCGGCAGCGAATGCGTCGAGCGTGACGAGCCAGCCCGCAACACTCACGGTGTCGTGACATGCCAAACCGCCAAAAAGTAAAGCGAAGCTATACCGCTGGCGTCACGCCAACGGCGGCAGAGCTTGGGCCGCACGAGTTCGCCGTCAACTGGGCTGACGGCATCGTGTATGTCAAGGCGGCTGATGGGTCGGTTCAGTCTCTGACGCTAGGCGGCAGCGGTGGCGATGATGCCGTTGACGGCGGCGACTACGTCGGCGTGGTAGCGTCCATCGCGATCACGCAGCACCCGTCAGACGTGAGCATCTCGGTCAACCAGGGCTCAACCGGCTCGGCCTCGTTTACGGTCGCCGCATCGGCCTCGACGGGCTCGCCTGTCGGCTTCCAGTGGGAGCAGAACCAAGGCAGCGTATGGGCGGCGATCAGCGCGGCAACGTCTGCAACGCTGTCGCTGACAGGTCTGACGGGGGCAGACGACGGCACGCTCTACAGATGCGTTGTCAGTGCGTTTGGCCTGCCATCCGTTACGAGCAACGCGGCATCGCTCGACGTGGCAGTGATCGTGCCAGCCGCCCCGGTCATCACCATTGCAACGCAGCCGCAGCCCGCCACTATCGCCAACACGGCCAGCACGGCATCGTTCGCGATCACGGCCAGTGTCAACTCGGGGACGCTCGTCTACCAGTGGCAGAAGCGCGGTCGTGGCTCGTCAACGTGGGCAAATGTCAGCGGGGCCACGAGCAGCACGCTATCGCTCTCGGGCCTGACCTATGACATAGATCGCGAAACGTACTACCGATGCAGATTGACGGCGACGGGTGCCGCAGCGGTCACATCGTCTGCGGCGCAGCTTGCGATCACATGGGCGACTGCTCCGCAGATCAACATCATCAACGGGCCGAGCGAGGTTAGGTATCCGTCGCAGAGCAACGCCGTCACCGTCACCTACGGCGAGCAGATTTTCGGCGGCGTGACTACGACGCGGCAGTGGGAGGCATTCAACGGCAGCAGTTGGGTGTCGCCGGCCCCGTCCATTCTCTCTTTCAGTAACGTCCCCTACGGCACGGCTGGCGGGTCGCTCACGCTGTATTCCATCAGCCGCGATGTCACGGTCCGGTGTGTAGTCACGTCCTCAAATTCCTACGGCACGACAACAGCCACGACGGCATCGGTTCTAGTCCGTAGGCCGGTGTCTGTATAGGAGAAGTCATGCCCAACAGAATTAAGCCCAAGCGTAGCTATACCACCGGCGCAGTCCCGACCACTAGCGACCTTGAAGCAAATGAGCTGGCGATCAACTGGGCTGATAACAAGGCGTATACCAAAACTGCCAGCGGCAACATCGTCAGCGTGACGCTGGGCGGCGGTGGCGGCGGCTCAAGTGGTGGCGGCTCCGCAAACATCGTTGAGGCATCGACGGCGGCGGGCTTCCCGGCGACGGGGGCCAGCAGCACCCTGTACGTCAGCACCGATGCCAGCCGTGCCTATAGGTGGGATGCGTCTGGAGTCTACGTCGAGATCGGCACAGCTGGTGGCACTGGCACAGACGCGGACCTCCGCGCGTTGTTCACGCCGGCAGCACCGACCAGCGTCACGGCGACAGGTGGCAACGCACAGGCGACCGTTTCGTGGACGGCACCCAGCGTACTCGCACAGACCCCGATCACGGACTACACCGTTCAGTTCAGCAGCAACAGCGGCACGTCTTGGACGGCCTTCACGCGAGCGGCTTCAACGGCAACCAGCGGGGTGGTTGTGACAGGTCTGACCAACGGCACGGCGTATGTGTTCCGCGTGGCGGCGGTGAATGCGTTAGGCACGGGTGCGTACTCGACGGCGAGTAGTGCGGTGACGCCTGCGGCGGCACCGTCAGTGCCGGTGACATACGCCAATAAGTACGGCTCGTTTGCCCACTCGGTGACAGGCACCACCACCGTCACTGCTACGCTTACGGGCACAGGTTTTGCCAGTGCCGACACGCGATTGTGGTTACTAATCGGAGCCACCGGCACACTCAGCTACACAGTCACGGCTAGCTCGCAGGCCGGGGCTGACGGCGGGCGGCTTTACATCACGTCGTCGTCGCCAAGCAACCACGGCTCAAGCTATGAGTCGCCAGACGTGGCTTCACTTTCTGGTCTGACAAACGTCTCAGGCGCGGTCACCGGGACGCAGGCATCCACCGGCACGCTCTCGGTGACTGCTGGTCAGTACCTCGTCCTGCGTTACGCCAAGGACTCTGAGGACAGCGACCTGAACGACCGCATCACCGCCGTACTCAGCATCTCGTAGGAGTCATCATGCCACTCTCTTTCCCATCATCGCCAACCGTCGGGCAGCAGTCGACGCAGAACGGACGCACCTACTCGTGGACGGGCTATGCGTGGGAACTGGTCGCGGCGAGTGGTGGCTCTGGCCTGTCATGGTCAAGCGTACCAGCATCTGCGACGGCGACCGGCACGGCTGGGCAGATTGCGTATGACGGTTCGTATTTCTATGTTGCATCGGCAAGCAACACTTGGGCGCGGGCGGCCCTGAGTTCTTGGGATCCGCTGTTTTCGTCCGTGACCTTGCTGCTGCATTGTGACGGGGCGGATGGCGGCACCACGTTTGCCGACAGCAGCGCGTACGCGCAGGCGGCTACTCGCATTGGCTCTGCGCAGACCAGCACATCGCAGAGTAAGTTTGGTGGCGCAAGTTTGCTGCTGAACGGCACCACCGATTACGTGCGATTTGCTTCCAGCGACAACTTTTATTTCAGCGGAGATTTTACGGTTGAGGCATGGATAAGGTTGTCGGCATATCCATCTGCATACGAAGGTGATCACGGTGCGATTATTATTTCCCGCGATGACGGAAGCAGCACGCCATCATCACTGGGATGGAACTTTGGTGTCTCAGGGTCTAGTGCTCAGTTGCTCAATCTTGGACTGACAAGCACCTCTGGAGCTAGAACGTTGATATCGGGCACAGCCAATTTCGCGCTGAATACGTGGTATCACGTTGCGGCGGTGCGAAGCGGGAATACCGTGTATCTGTACAAGGATGGCGTGCTCTTGAATAGCGGCGGCACTTCATATACATCCGCGCTTGCAAACAATACCGCAACGCTAAAAGTCGGCGCGCTAGATTATGACGTTACCTACAAATACTGGTTTCCGGGCAACATTGACGAAGTGCGGATTACCAAGGCGGCCCGCTACCCAAGCGGCACGACGTTTACGCCAGCTACATCAGCGTATTTAGGCACATGATCCGCTCCCCCATCTTCCTCGCCGCCCTCCTCACGTTCTCGCTCGCAGCGGGCGTGATGGCGGCACGCACTACGGCGGCGTTCATGCGATGGGCTGTCCAGCGAACACTAGCAGCGGAGTGGTGATATGAGCAGCGTCCTTCGCACTATCGCCGACAGCCTCGCCACGGGCTTAGATTCCGTGACGTGGGCGATTCCGTCCACCACCGTCGAGCGTCGCAACTGGGTGAACATTGACGTAGACGCCATGAGCGTGCCCCGCGTGTTCGTCGTGCCTGGCAATGCTGACGTGTCACGCATCAGCCGCCAAGTGATGCAAGTAGATTACACCGTCACGGTTTTCGTCGGGCGTCACGTCACGACTGACGCTGAAGTGGATGGCATGCTTGACCTGGCTGACAGCGTCATGCTCTACGTGCGTGCCCATTCGTTCGGGCAAGCGGTAACGTGGCCGGCTGGCGTTACCAGCCCGCAGACGGTCAGCATCGACTTGAATCCCGACGACGCACTGACGGAGCGAAACGTCTGGCGTGCCGTGATCACGGCGACGTATCGAGTGTTCGAGACGAACGTGCTGCCGACTGTCTAGGAGGCTGCTATGCCGTCGATGCTTTCTGGCATGAGCCGGGCGTTCATCCGTCCCGGCATGATCGGCGGCAATCGCCGCGAGATGTCTGCCGACACGCTCGGTCGGCTCAAGCTGCGGGCGTCGCTCCGAGGCAACTTCTTCGACCGTCAGAAAGTCAGTCGGATGATCGGTGCGATGAATGCCAAGGTGTTGTCTAACCTGGGGCACAACATCAAGAACGCGGCAAAGGCTGGAATCGGACGCGGCAGCGGCAAGGTAAGCAACGCGGCGAAGCGACGTGCCGGACGAGGCACACCCGTGGAGTTTGTTGGTGGTCTGTACCTCGACATCACGGCGTACGGGTCTGGCACGCCTCGGGCTGCCGGCCAGCCGATAAAGTCGTGGGCACCTAAGAAATGGTTCTACTACGACATCATTGACGTCTACGATGCCGCCAAAGGCACGGCTGTGATTGGCACGTACAAGACGAAGCCCTGGCTGGCACAGCTGCACCAGATGGGCGGCACGGTGAAGCAGACGGCGTGGCGTATCGGAGTCGGGGCTGCACGCAATGCGTACCTGCGAAAGCGTGGCAATGGTCGCCAAGGGCGAGACGAGAAGGGGCGGTTTACGAACGCACTGCCGCAGAGGAACCAGTACGAATACGGTGCTCTCCAGTGGGTCATCGACAAGGGCGGCTTCCGCTACAGCCGCAACTGGGAGAAGACGACGATCACCCGAATGGCTCGTTATCCGGCTCGCCCCTACATGCAGGGCTCCAAGCGTGTAGACGAAGCCGTACGCAAGGCCAACGAGAAGTGGCGGAACATGCTGGCGAGAAACTAGCCACGGCATACCCGGTCTAGATTCAGCCCTGCTGCCCATACCGTGAGCGAACCAGCCGCACCGCTGGCACTCGCACACGAGAGGGCACCAAATGCCAATTGGCTCAGTTGAGATCACGCTCGGCAAAGACGTGACTATCACGGGCGTCGCGAACGCTCGGTCATGCACCGTCACCAACTCGGCGTCAGATGTTGACGTCACCAAGTTCGGCGACACTTCCCGCAAGTTCCGCAAGGCTCTCATCGAGCAGACGATTGAGCTTGAGTGCGTGGACGCTCCCGGCGTCAGCATCGGCGGGACGTTCACCATCAGCGGCACGCAGACAGGAAACGCGACGTACATCTGCACGAACATTGCCAAGTCTCAGCCGCTCGACGGCATTGAAACTTTCACCGTCAGCGGCTCTCGCACTGTCAGCGCCTAACCACTCACGCATAGGAACAATCACACATGGCTATTTCGCTTGGCAAAGACGCATCTGCTCCCCCGTTCGGCGAAGGCATCATCTCGGCGAGCTTCACGGAAGAGTGCGAGACGATTGATGTCTCGAATCGGTCCAACGTTGGCGGCTCTGCCGGTGTTCCTGGCCGCAGGGTGAGTCGTGCGGGCTTCGTGACGAAGACGTGGGAGATTGAGTGCCACGATCCTGATGGGCTCATTACCTCGTTGACCGCAGCCGGCACCGCTGGCTCGTTCTCAATCATGAGCGTGTCCGAGAACATCGGCGTTGACGGAGCAGTCACCTACAACGTGACAGCCAAGGAGTTCTAAGTGGCGATCACGCTGGGGAAAGACTGTTCCATCGTTCTCGATGGCGGGTACATCGCCAGCGCTCGCAACGTCACGCTGACAGAGTCGGCTCGCACGATTGACGTCAACCCGTACGGCAGTCGCTACGCAGCGACCTACAACACGGGCTACGACTGCACGGTGAGTGTGGAACTGAACGACGTATCTGGACTCGGGACGGCGTTTCAGAAGATGCACACGGGCGGGACGTTCACTGTGTCAGGCGGTGCCGCTGGGTTTTCTTTTCTCGCCGTGATGACAGGCATCAGCGAGAGCGACCCGGTGGATGGCGTGGCGACTTTCACGCTTGAGGGCAAGATGACCGACCCTAGGCTAGTGAGGGAGTAGGCATGCGTGAGTTCAGGGACGACCAGGGCAGACCGTGGCAGGTGGCGTTGACCGTCGCCTCGGCACTTCGCGTCCGCGACAACGTCACGGTCGATGTCGTGGACGAGGAAAGCGGCGAGCGTAAGGCTGTGCCGTTTGACATGGTGGACGCTGCGAACATCTCGCAGACGTTCCAAGTGCTGCGTAGCCAGTACGCCAAGATTGGCGAGATCCTCTACGCACTGCTGACCAAGCAAGTCGAGACTAAGGGACTGTCGCGAGAAGACTTCCTTGACGGTCTGCGTGGCGATTCTCTGGACGCTGCGACGAAAGCGCTAGAGCAGGAACTTGTCGATTTTTTCCCGCAGCGCCTCCGCAAGATGATCGGTCTTCTCGCGTCCAAGATGGACGAAGTGGCAAACGAGATGCTCGGCAGAGCGGAGGCGGGTCTGGAGAAGGCGACGGTGGAGAGCCTCGCAGGAGCGTCTGGGATGCCATCTGGGAAGCCGCAGGAATCCTCGGAGTCTATCCAGGCGAGTGGACCGTCAGACAACTCTTCGCCGCTCGTGACAGCCGCCTAGAGCACGATTGGTGGCACACGGCAAACCTTCTCGCACAGCAGGCGAATATCAACCGAGACAAGAACTCGCCGAAGGCAGACCCACGCAAGCTGAATCCTTACGCAAAGAAACCGAAGCCGAGACAGGCGACGCCTGATGACCTAAAACGCCTCTTTGGCAAAGACTGGCAGAAACACGTATGAGTGCTGGAGCAGTCAGAGCCGGTGGCGTATTTGTCGAGATCGGCGCCGATCCGAGGAAGTTTTTCTCGGCACTGACCAAGGTCAATAAGTCGCTCGGCAATATGGGCCGCTCGCTCGCCTCGGGTGGCGGGCGGCTGGCAGCTGCTGGCATTGGCATGGCGGCACCGATTGCCGCTGCCGTGCAGCAGGGTGCGGCGTTTGAGTCAACGCTGCTCAACATTCGGGCGAGCACGGGTGCGACATCGGCGCAGATTGACCAGATCAAAGCATCGTCTATGGCGATGTCGCAGGCTCTCGGCGTCGGGCCGACCGAGGCTGCTCAAGGCATGCTTGAACTGCTGAAGGCTGGCATGTCGCTTGATGCTGTCCTTGGCGGTGCCGGCAAGACGGCGTTGGAGTTCGCCAAGGTTGGCGAGATGGACGTTGCCCAGGCGGCTGTGGTGATGTCGGACGCCATGAACGTGTTCAAGGTGTCGTCGGATGTCGCTGCCAATGCGTTGTCCTCTGCTGCGGATGCGTCGAGCACCTCAATCGCTCAGATGTCGGAAGCGTTCTCGATGTCGTCTGCCGTCGCCGGCCTAGCGGGGCAGAGCATTGAGGACTTGTCTGCCACGCTGGCGATCCTCGCCAATAACGGCGTGAAGGGCAGTGACGCAGGCACCAGCGTCAAGACGATGCTGATGCGGCTGATGGCACCGGCTGACGATGCCGTGGGTGCTCTTGACCAACTCGGGCTTTCTGTCGCCTCGTTCCGTGGTGCTGACGGGCAGATGAAGCCGATGGTGGAGATCATCGGCACGCTCACGCAGGCAATGGGCGGGCTTGACCAGACGGCGAAGGATGACATCTTCCGCCGCATCTTCGGTGCCGATGCCATTCGCGCCGCGTCGATTCTCGCCTCTGAAGGCGTGGATGGATTCACCAAGATGCGTGAATCGATGGCATCCGCCCTGCCAGTGGGCGAGAAGTACAAGTTGGTGATGTCGGGCCTGGCTGGCTCGTTTGGTAGCGTGCTGGCGGCAATGCAGCGTATGGCGATTGCCATCACGGATGCCGTGGCACCGGCTCTCGCGGGTGCGTCGCCGTTCATCACGGGATTCATCGACGGACTGACGAAGCTGGCGACTGACAATAAGGAAGCCGTCGTCTTGTTTGCTCAAGTTGCCGCCGCAGCCATTGGCATCGGTGCCGCAATGGTGACTGCAGGGTATGCGTTGCAGGCTTTGAGCGGCTCCATCGGTCTTGTCTTGAACGGCTTCGGTCTCTTTTCTGCCCTCGCTAGCCCGGTGCTGCTGGTTGCGGCTGGTATCGGTGCGGCGGTCTTTGCTCTCTACAAGTTCAAAGACCAGATCGGTGCGGCCCTCGGCCCGGTGGCTCCGCTCGTCCAACAGGCGGCAGGAGCCATCGGCGAGGGTTTTGGTGCTGCCGTGTCTGACGGCATCGTCGTCTTGGGCGACCTTGCCGCTACTGCCACGACCACCTTTAACGGCGTCTACGAAGCCGTCGCTGCTGGTGACTTGTCCGGTGCGATGGACGTGCTCTGGGCCGGGCTTGTCGCTGGCTGGCTGCGTGGCACTGAAGCGTTGATGTCCTACGTTGATCCGTGGGTGGCAGCGTTTCAAGACGTTTTCACCGACATCGGCTCAGGCATCTACATCGCGTGGGACAAGATTTATACAGACTCGGCGGCGATGCTTAACACGATGGGAGCCTTCATCATGGGCTTCTTCGACAACATCGCAAACGGCGTGATGGCGACTTTTGACAACCTCGTCGCTGGCATCCAGATCGCATGGACTCGGGTGCAGGGATTCATCACGGGTGCGAAGGATACGGAAGAGCGTGTCGCTGCAATCAGGGACGAGAACGCCGCCCGTGCAGAGCAGCGACGGCAGGAGCGTCCAGGCATTGAGGGGCGCACGGCGAAGGCTGGCAAAGAAAATGATCGTGCGGAGAAGGATAGGCAGGATCGCGCCAAGGGAATCAAGGACGACGCACAGGCAACGAAGGACGAGCGGCAAGCAGAGAACGCAAGGCGCGCTGACAAACGTCGCAAGGAGACGCAGGCAGCAGAGGACAACGTCGGAGCGACGGCACGAAAGGGCAAGGCTAGTCGGATCATGGGCGAGCAGTTTGCGGACCTGCTCAAAGAGGTCGAAGGTGCCACGTCAATCGACCAGCTGCGCGATCTTTACGGGCAGTTTGACGCACTCAACTCCAACGGCAGGCTCACGAGTTCGCAGGCAGACACGCTCGACAACGCATTGACAGACGCACAGGAGCGGATTAGCAAGGCGACTGGCTCTATGGGCGCGTCGCCAAGCGAGAAGGCAGCGACGGCTGGTGCCGGTGCCGCTGGTGCTGAATCTGCCGTGAGCATGGGGCAAGTGGCTGGCACGTTCTCGTCAACCAATCTCGGGCAGATATTTGGCGGCTCGTCGCTCGCTGAACGCACGGCGAAGGCGGCGGAAGAAACGGCTAAGAACACCCGCAAGATTGACGACGGCGGAAAGGTGGCGGCGTAATGGCACTTACTTGGGTAGAAGACGGCGACTCACGTCAGGCGACGATTGTGCGGCGTGGCAAGAAGGCGACGTCGTCATACACGAAGAGCTACAAGGTTTTCGGCACCGCAGACGACACTGTGCTGCACGCTGACATCAACCAGCAGATCAGTAGCGGCGGCTACGGCTGGCAGTATCCCGGCGTCGCCGATGCTCAACTGTGGGTGGAGCAATACAGCGTCGCGTACCTCGGCGACAATGCGTGGCAAGTTACGATCAACTACGAGAAGGCTGGGGCCGAGCCTTCAACGTCTGACCCGCTGAAGCGTGCCCGCAGTTTTGATACCACAGGCGGCACGCAGCACATCACGCAAGCGTGCTCGGTCGGCTCTGGCGGCACGCTCGACTTCGAGAAGCGCTACCCGTCGTCTGCCACGAATATGTCAGGTGCTATCGGCGTCGATTCAAACGGCGTCAACGGCGTTGACATTGTCGTGCCGCAGCTTCAGTGGCAGGAAAGCTACGACGTGCCAAATGCGTACGTGACGGCTGCGTATGTGCGTGGCATGGCTGGGATTACCGGCACGACGAACAACGCCACGTTTCGTGGGTTTGACGCTGGCGAGGTTCTTTTCCTCGGTTGCAGCGGCTCGCAGGAATGGGACGACCAGAAGGGGAAAGGCCCGTGGTCGCTGTCGTATCGCTTCGTGGCGTCAAAGAACGTGACAGGGCAGACCATCGGCAGCATCAGCGGCGTTGAGAAAAAAGGGCACGAGTACCTGTGGGTGCGGTATGAGGACTCTGTGTCTGGTTCTTCGCTAATCAAGCAACCGAAAGCCGTCTACGTTTCCAAGGTCTACAAAGACTCTGACTTCTCGCTGCTTGGGCTTGGCACGGGGTATGTCTGATGTCACGCCCAGACGGACGCATTGAGCAAGGCCAGCCGCTACGCGGTGCCATATCGGCACGGGCGTGGAATCGGGCGCAGGACGCCGCTGACTTGGTGCTCGGTGCCAATCCCGGCACAGAAGGCGTCCCTGGCTCGCCTGTGCTGAAGCCGTACACATGGGCGTACTGCCGTCCGTCTGTGACCGTGGCCCGCTGGGGCGTGCTGGCGATCACTGGCGTGGCGATCACGCCTACGTCGTCGTCTGGAGGTGCTACAGCGTCATTCGAGGAAATGCCCGTACTGACGGGTGACGCGCCGTCTGCGAGCACGACGGCCTGGTGCGTGGCTGTCGAGCCGATTGCGGCGAACGCTGTTGGCAGGGTGGCTGTGGGTGGTGTGGTGCAGTGCAAAGTCGAGGTGACGAGTGCTGACGACAAGTTCGTTGCGTGCAAGGCGTCGACGGCAGAACTGAAAACCGGCACGACTGGCGAGGGGCTGATTCTCTGGAAGGACAGCGGCACGGGAAGTGGCAAGTGGGCGCTTGTGCGGCTCGCTGGTGGCGGTGCTGCTGGCGGCATTGTCCGTGGCACGTTTACAGCACCGTGGGCCAAGGGTTCCACAAAGACAGTCGCCGATGCCGTGACGAGCGACACGACATACTCGGGCGTCAAGAATTACTTCGCCGCAGTAGGCGGCACCGGCAGCAAGGCTTGTGCCATCGCTTACGTTGGCACTGAGTGGATTCTCATCGCTGCGGAGTGCTGAACTATGGTGATGCTTGGTGCGGAGTGCTCAGAGTGCTGCGGTGGGTGGTATTGCTACACAGAGTCATGCCCCTGCAATTACTCAAAGTCGCTGCCCCAGACGTTGCGCGCAACGCTATCGTTCACGCTTTCCTCGAATATGTACGGCATCGCACTCGGCAATTTCACAGGAGCGTTTCTGAGCACTTGGAGAACAACTCCGCAGGAAGCATCTCAGATAAACGGGACTTACACGCTAAACAAAAACTCTTCTCTATTTCAGCCGTGCCTATACGAGTTTCAAAGTGATAGCGTTTTAATACAAGTGACTGTCGGAACTTCTTCAGGTTCGTTTAATTACGAGTCGCTAAACGCTGGGTGCTCTACTGCACAGACGAATTTGCATCTGTCGTGGCTCGGGTTTTCAGTCCCTGCAATGTATCCGCAGGAATACTGGGCTAGCTTTATCAACAACATCTGCCCAGGGCATCCAACGTATGTCAACAATGCAGCGGCTCGCACATACACGAGGGAGCAGACTTCTGTGTCTTGCCCAGCAAGCATCAGCAACGGTTTTAATGACCAGTGCAACTGGCAGCCTGCATTTCCTTTGTACAACCGTGGCATGCGTCTTGACGGTGCTGCTGGTGGCAGGGACACGCCAGCTTGCTTGAGCAAGAATCTGGAAGCCATAAATCACTCTTGGGCGTTTGATGTTGTCTATACAGACACATCAGGCGCGGCCCCAGTCGAAGGTCGTCTATCAAGGGCTGTCAGGCTCACCGTGTCAGAGTAAACCAATGCCCTGCCGCCAAGTCTCCACATACGAAGGCACCACAGGCTCCGGTAAAGCCGGCGGCGGCGGTCACGCCACCGAGGCCGAGTGCAACGAAGCCTGCCGCGAGGGCGCGTGCTGCGAGGGGACGGTTTGCACGGTCAAGCCGCAGTGCCAGTGCCAAGAGGCGGGGAAGGTGTTCAAGGGCGTGGGGACGGTGTGTGCAAACGGGATATGCACGCCATGCTGCAAAGACATAACTAAACTTCCTTCTTCACTTACCGTCACGCTGTCAAACTGGCGCGCCATTACATGTGCGCAGAGAGGCTCAGGAGGGGGCGTGCTAGGTGCTCAATGCACGCAGGTCGCGCTTGATTTTGCGCAGACCCTCGTTGATCACACTTTTGTATTGTCTCAAAGACAGCTAATGCTGTCAGACTTAAACAGCTGCAAGATCGTCTATTCCACGCCAGCGTCGTCGGGGCAATGTGTCTTTGCGGGAGACATGGAGATACTGCTAACCAAAAATACATCAGTTCGTGGCGCAAATCTGTCCTACTCTTGTACACTTCCAAATTCAACTAACACTGAAAAACGCGTTGGGGCCAACGCAAACTTGTTTGCGACGACCGTCCCGACTCTTGACGATCTGTGCAACGGCACAAAAACATTTCCTGCAACGTACGAGAGTGGAGTTGCGGCGGAGTACGTGGTGTTTAGCCAAGAAGTGTTTGTCATCACTAGCACCGCAAATATCAAGATAGAGGCAGCGTTTAACCCTCTCCCATGATCACCACCCACCGCTCCAACCTCGAAGCCCGTTGCACCGAGCGTGGCTACACGCTCGACGAGGTGCTGCCGTGCGTCGTCAGCCGGGACGGCGACGAGTGGACGATTGACGTGGATCATTCGGCATACCCGCGAGTGTCGCGGCTGCCAGAGCCAGCACCGATCCCCACTCACGGCCCCGGCACTGAGTTATCCCGCCTGCTGAAACGCTTCGGGATTGAGCCAACGCCAACTTGTGCCTGCCGATCCAAGCAACAGCAGATGGACGCCTGGGGCTGCGACGAGTGCAGCAAGCCCGAGCGGATCGACGAGGTGGTTGCCGTCATGCGGACCGAGGCCGAGGCTCGCGGCCTGCCGTTCCTCGACGTGGCGGGCAGGATGCTCGTGCGGCGGGCTATCAGCAACGCACGCCGGAACGCTTGACAGTGCTGCCACCCTAGTGGCATGGGACGCACCAAGCCACAGCCGAAGCCCGAGGCGGTGATCCTGCCGCCCGAGTTGGACGACGACGAGGAGCACGCTGGTGGCGGCATCCCTGACGACGATGGCTGGGTGCATCTTGAACGCAAGGAGCCTGAGCGTGAAGAGGAAAAGCCCAAGCGTCGCCGTCCTAGCCGACGCCGTGCGTGAGCGTGTGCGTGGCATCAAGCCAGGCCCAAAGCCGTGGCTTGACCGTCTTCCGCCTGACGTGCAAGAGCAGCTGCTTGACGTGCGACGCCGCTTTCAGTCTGGCGATTACGGGGCTGCATCTGCACGCGAGATCGGTCAACTGGTAGCCGAGACTGCCGCAGAGCGGAAGTGGCTCGTCGCAGGATGGAAGGAGATTTCCCTATGGCTGCGAAGATAGGCGACGCAATCAAAGCCAAGGTGCCGCCGGCCAAGCGGGCCGACGCCGAAGAGGTGACGCAGTCGCAATCCGGCGACGTGCTAGAGGCGCGCTCCACCAGCAAGCGAATCAAGACGGTTGAGGACTTGCTGCGTCACATTGAGGCGGACATGAGCCGCTTCGAGATTGCTGCCAGTGAGGCAACCACGTGGGAGTGTGGTGACGGAGAAGGCGGCAGCATTGAACTGCATCGTGTGTTTGTGAGGCTCAAGCCGAAGGGCGGGCCGACGACACGCGAGGTGGTGCAGGCGATGATTGACGCCGCAAAGAAGGACATCCGCAAGCCATTGACCAAATCTGTCAAGGCACCGAAGCGTGACGGTCTGTGGCAGGTGCTTGTCGTTGCAGATACGCACTTCGGCAAATACTGCTGGGACAAAACAACCGGCGGCGGCGACTACGACTTGGACATTGCTGCTCGGCTTGTGGGTGACGCTGCGAGCGAACTGCTGGCAGTCGGCAACGACAACAAGCCAGCCAGACGCACGGTCGCCTTCTTGGGAGACCTGTTCCATTATGATACGCCTGCCGGAACGACAACCGGCGGCACGCCGCTAGAGCGTGACGGACGGCTTCAGAAGATGATCGAAGTCGGCTGCGACACGCTGCTGTCTCTGGTTCAGCAATCCGCCGAGACTGTGCCGACAGACGTTGTGATCGTCAATGGAAACCACGACGAAGTTCTGACGTGGACTTTTCAGCGAATCTTGCAGGAGCGTTTTCGCAATTCGCGAACAGTTAAGGTGAAGCCCGACTTCACCGGCAGGCAGTATCTCTCAGACGGTGTCGGCAATCTCCTCGGGTTCACGCACGGCCACAAGGCAAAGCCTAAGCTGCCACAGATCATGGCACTAGAGCAGCCAAAGGCGTGGAGCCAGAGCGTCTACCGCGAGTGGCACACTGGTCATCTTCACCACCAGGCGGCTGCGAACAACAAGCCCATCGACACGCTTGACGGCGTCATCGTCAGGACAGCACCGGCACTGAATCCGCCAGACGACTACCACGCCATCAACGGATGGATCGGAAGCCGTCAAGCAATGGAGACGTTTCTGTATCGCCACGGCGGCGGTCTGGCATCCATGCACGTCGCAGGCCCGAGGCTTGACTGATGGAATACGAATTAACTGACGAGTACATCGCCGAAGCCCGCCAGCGAGCGTACAGATTCCAGGGACAGTGGTGCGGCACATCAGGTGCTCTGGCTGCGGACACCGCTCGGCTCCTAATCGAAAGGGAAAAGATGCAAGGATTTATTACAGAACTTGAGGCGACCAACGCACAACTGCGAGCCGCCGTAGAGACTCGCCTATCTGGCGGATGCTGCGACGGCGGCAAGTGCCACGCACCGGCAGACGATGCACCAGATCGGTGGAAGGAAATCACGCAGGCGAGTGCAGAGAAGTACGCAGCAGAGCGAGAGGAAGCGGCGCCGGCTGATTGGATTCTGCAAGGGCAGCGAGAGATGGAAGCCGTGCAGGATGACATCCGCTGGACGGGTGACAGCATCCTCGCGAAGCAGAGCGACGACATCCGGCCCGGCTCGCGGGAGTTCCTCGCCATCCTTGAGGAACTGAAAACCCTGCACCTCGCCAAGACTCTTGACTACGGCGTTGACGAGGACGCACTGAGCAACATCCGCCAGAGTGCCGACGTGGTGAATATGCCAGCGTGGGCGGGCTGCATCCTCAGAATCTCGGACAAGATGCACAGATTGAAGGCGTACTTCCGCCGTGGGAAATGCGAATTCGACGGCATCGAAGACACGCTCAAGGATATTGCGTGCTATTCAGCCATTGCCCTGGTGCTCTACCGAGAGGGGCAGGCAGAGCCGGTCTAGTCTGCGTCCCGTCCCGCCTAGTCTGGCAGCATGGTTGCTGACGCTCCACTCGCTGCCGCTGCGCCTTTCAATGACATCGCGTCGAAGGTGTCTGCGTTCTTGGTGACGGCTCGCGTGTCTGCCAGGGACGGTCTGACGTGGGGCGAGTTCGGGATGCTCGTCGCTGCACTCGTGCGACTGACTGTCGAGACGCTGGACTCAACCAAGACGCTGACGGGCGAAGAGAAGCGAGCCATCGTGCTTGAGGCTGTCGGCGTGCTGTTCGACTCGGTCGCCGTGCTGTGCGTGCCGTATGCGACGTACCCGTTTTGGTACATCGTTCGCCCAGCCGCTCGCTCGCTGGTCGTCGCTATCGCCGCCGGAACCATTGAGACTCTCCTACCGCTACTGAGGAAAAAGTGATTACAGCGTTACTCATCGCGTTCGCTGCCTACGTGCTCGCGGGCAAGCAGATAACCGAGAAGGTGCAGGCGTGGTACGCCACGGCACACATGCCAACCATCGACGGCAAGCACGTCGCCGCCGTGGCGTTGCTCGTGGCTGCGGTGATTGCGTTCGCACCAAGCCGGCAGGCACCAGCACCAAGCCCGGCACCAGTGCCGCCGGATGCGTTCTCGCTTCGCGGCAAGTTTGTCGGCCCGACTGCCGCAGAAGATTCTTCGATCATGGCAGAACTCTGCGGCTCTCTCGCAGATTGCATCGAGTACGACGGAAAGAACGACCAACGGCTGAAGACGGGCGTCGCGTTTGACGACCTGCGGATTGCCGCCCGCGAGATGCGTTGCAAGGGCGAGAGCATCGGTGCTCGCCAGCCGCAAGTGAGGGATGCCGTCCACAAGTTTTTGGATGACGCCGTGGGCTCGTCTGGCGGTCCTGTGACGCCCGAGAGCCGTGCGGCGTGGGTCTCTGCACTCCGTGACCTGTCGAGGGCTGCTGCCGATGTCACGCGCTGATCGATGGTCACTTTCTGCCGTATCCTTCGTCGTCGTAATGGCGATTCTCGGCGTGCTGGTCGAGCGTGCCACTCGCCGCACGGCTGACGCCATTGACGCACGGTTTGGCTACACGCCTGATCCTGTCGGTACGCGACAGTTTCTTGCTGAACTGGACCAGCCGCTTTTCTCTGACGCTGGCAAAGACGTCATGCAGAAGGCGCAGCAGAAGGACACGTTTCTTTATCGCCACGCCGACCGGGCACACCGTGAGGTCTACGGCAAGCCATTCGGCCCGTGGAAGCAGGGGATAGGTGACTGCGTAAGCTTTGGTTGGTCGATGGGAAGTTACGTCGGGCAGTGTGTGGATTGGGCAGAAGGCGAATTGCCCGAGCCGCCGAAGCTTGTGGCGACCGAAGCGATCTACAGTGGATCAAGGACCGCCGGGCGTCTACCGCCGGTCAGCCAGGCGGGCTACTCAGACGGCTCCTACGGTGGTGCAGCTGCACGCTGGGTGGCAGGGAAGTGTAAAGACCCGAGCGTAGGCGGCATCCTCTTTCGCCAGCAGTATCCCGGTGCCGATCTGACAACGTACAACCCGAGCCGTGCGAAGGAGTGGGGAAACCTTTTGTGCGGTGGCGGGCAAGTGGGCCTTGCCCTTGCAAAGCTTGCAAACAAGCACACAGCCAAGAACGTCGCGCTTGTTCGCACGTTTGATGAGGCGGCGGCGAGCATCGAGTCAGGCTATCCAGTGCCGGTCTGCTCTGGCGTTGGCTTCTCGTCGCAGCGAGACGCTGACGGCTTCGCACCTCGAAGCGGATCGTGGGCGCACTGCATGTGCTTTATCGGCGTGCGGTATGCCAAGAACGAGGGCAAGCGTGACGGGCTGCTCTGCATCAATTCTTGGGGCGTGTTCAATGCTGGTCCGAAGTGGCCCGCCGATCAGCCTGACGGCTCTTTCTGGGTGAGCCGCGAGACGGTTGACGCGATGCTCTCGGGGCAAGACTCCTTCAGCATCTCGGGCGTGAACTTCCGCTATCGGAATCTGGATCACGGCAACTGGCTGCAACCTGTCCCTCCAGAGGCTCGCACGCCGTCGCCAGCTCGGCTCATCGCAGACACGTTCCATCTCGCACAGTAGGAGTTTCTATGTCGTTGCTCTTGTGGCTCGCATTCGGTGCCGTCGCTGGCGGTATCGCCAAGTGGGTGATGCCGGGACGCTGCCCTGACGGCTGGGTGCCGACCATCGGGCTCGGCATCGTCGGCTCGCTCGCTGGCGGTCTTCCGTTTGGCGATGCTCCTGCTGGTCTCATCGGCAGCGTGATCGGTGCCTGCGTCGTGATGTTCCTGTACTCGCTGTGGAGCGTGGACCGATGACCAAAAGAGAAATCCAATCCGCCGTCGTCGTGGGCCTGGTTGCCGTGATGCTTACTTGGTGGGCAGCGACATCGGATTACTCGCCCGTGAAGCCTGAGCCCGCCCGCCCGGTCCTGCGGTTGATTCAGCGGCTCGCCCGCCTTGGGCTGTGGGCGATGATGTTTGCCGAGCCGCCACCGGCAGAGCAGGCGTACGTCGTCCACGCTCGCGTCGATGCCGATGGGCACAGAGTTCTCAACCACGGGCAAGGATGGTGACGCATGTGGCAATGGCTGCTATCCGTACTGGCGTCGCTCGCCGCTGACCCGGCACAGATTGACCGAGAGGCTCCCAGAGCCTCGGCGGCTGTGTCGGCAGCGTATGCCGTGACGGCTGTCGAAAAGGCTCCACAGCCCACGCCAGAGCCGCCCAAGCCGGGATGCTGCACCGACTGTGGCGGGCGAGGCTACATCGTCCACGGCGACGGGCACCGGACTGCTTGCCCGTGCCCAGCGACGTGCCGCTGTAAAAACCCGCCCGGCGCGTCGCTCACGCCTGCTGCACCTGCTCGGCCTGCGGGCGGGAGGTGACGGTGAGTGACGCGCCGGCTGGGATGCTGCCGCACCTCCGCAGCCGGTTGCGTGCTGAAGTTGGGCCACGAGCCGTCAAGGCTGGGCGTGCGTTCGATGAGTTCGTGGACGCTGTCTGTCGCTGCTGGAATTGCGAGCACTGGACGAAGCTGGCACGCTCGCAGCCCGAGTCGGAAATGGCTGCGGTGAAAGACGCCAAGGTGCTGATCGCCAAAGTACGCGAGGACGTCGAGGCTATGTGGGGCGACTCGCCAGAACTGAAGGCACTCTACTCGGACGTCGGCACTGACGCCGTCGAGTCGTTCGCTCGCCTCTGGTTTGAGAGCATGACAAATCGCACATGGATGAGGCAGGCGTGCCGGGAATCCCGAAAGGCTTGACACCCTCGCCAGACTTGCACGCATGGGCGAGGTTCAGCGATCACTACTGAGCGATGACGAGTTGCCGCCGCCGAAGGGGCAGAAGCGACGCATGCCTGAGCGTCTGTCCCCACAGATGCGGAAGTGGCTGACCAAGCTGGCTCGCGTCGGTGCTCGCATCACTTGGACGATTGAACTGCTCTACGATCCGAGCAAGGGCGGGCAGGGCGAGTTGTGCCAGAGGGCACGGGCTGGCGATCACACGCTCGTGCTGGACACGGTGCGTGAGGTTGAGCACCGAGCCGCTACGCTGGCAGAGGACATCGAGGTGTTCATGACACCACCGCAGAAGTTGCCCGCAGAGCCAGGGCATCCGCTGCGAGTCGAAGCGATGGCACGGCGGCAGCTGGCGAAGATGCACATCTTCGACGGCTAGGCGAGGCGGTCCAACAGCTTACGGAGCGTGGCGGCTGTCTGGTCATCCGGCACATAAGCCGTCCGCAGCCGCGCCTCGGCGCGATAGAGCGACGCCCGCTCCTCGTCGGTGAGCCGCAGACGCTCGATCTCGCAAGCAGCCTGATCCATCAACGCCTGAGTCTCCGCCCTGTCCGCAAACTGCTCGCACCACCGTGTCAGACGCACCGCGATGTCGTCGCCG